AAAAAGTGAAATTTTTTTTTGTCTCGGATGTCTCAGAAGTGGGCATGGGTAATACTGACCATGCCCTATATATAAAAAAGAAAAATTTTGGAAAATTTGACACTTTTTTTTGAAACGTTGCGTTTTTATTTTTTTCGAAAAATTTAAACACGTTTGCTGCCTCCGGCGGTCGGGCGCATCCGCGCCAACTACGGCCTTCGGCCTGCAGGAATAAATAATGTCCCATTTCTTTATGGGATCTTTATAGTTTTTCGGCGTATCAGTTGTAGTGTTTTCGGTGTTTTGAGTGTACGGTCGCTCGCTTCGCTTCGCTTCTTAGAAATCCTTGTAATGGAATTCCTCAAAAGCCTTCACTTGGCATAACTTATCTGTCTGCAACGTGCCATGTGCATCGTAACAAACTATAGCGAAGTAAAAGTCTCGCTGGTTATGCGTAGTCGTTCCTTCTCCAGGTCCAAACTTGTACAACTTCTTGTGCGGCAATACAAATTTCTTGAAAAATGTATATGACCTAGTGTTGTCTCCAAACAACAAACTCGCTTGATTCGGACGAAACGTGCCGGTCTTAATCACTTGAACGTTATCGCGATTAAAATCATCAAGCATTACTACTGCTGTCGTGTTCACAAATACATCCGTATACGTGGCCGTCCTACCCTGTGGCAGGCTATAAAATACATACCTGTAATTCACATTCGGCCTGTCCGCAAACTGCGTAATCATCAACCTCAACACAATTCTACTACTGTAAATGTTGTCTCCAACACGTCCCGTTTGTGTGAGATTCTGTGACGGCATAATCGCAGGCTGATTCAAATGATAATTTCCACTAGTGTTCCATACATTGTGAAATAGCTCAGCAAGGTTCCAGTTAATACGCGTTTCCTTTCCTTCAGACGCTTTCATTACAACTTGTTTAACTTTAGTGGCAAATGACTTGCCCTTCTTCATAACCTTCTTCCTATACGGCTTCTTCGCAGCCTTCTTTTTGTATGTCATTCGCTTCCGCTTATATGCCATACTCAATATCGGTCCCCTCTTTTATATTAATCTCTTCGAATCCTACATAATTCGTACATCGCTCAGGATCGATATACTCTATCGAAGTGACTCGGCGAAAAAACGCCTCAACACTCACTGCTCGTTCGTTAGGCCACCACTGGTGGGGTGGAAAGTTGCTCGTGAAAACGATAACTCTTGGCTTCCATGTGAGGAAGCCGTTGTGCCTCTTAACCTGGACCGGATAGCGGTCAGTGAGGACGAGTAACCGCGCAATCGATGCGATTTCGTTAACTTTAACGTCGTCAAAAAGGATAACATCGCAATCACAATGGTCATTCCATTTTGTACTGTTATCTGGGTGTCTGGTCCAACCACTTTTTCCATAAGTGTCATCCATCCATCTAGTTTTTCCAGTACCTGGAGGTCCCCAGCGGATATACACCTTGGGAACTGCTCGGTCATGTTGTACGACCTTGCGTCTTTTATACTCAAAATAGTTTTCGCTGAATCTCTCATGACGAGCTACAACTCCAAACATACCGTCTACTTCATCTGCGATTTCCATAGGACGCTTCCCGCTGTCGAGCTGGACCTTCAATTCATTCAGGTCCGTACGCTCTCCCTGGCGTGGCGGCTGGCCATGTTGAATCAACTGCCCTTCCTTAGAGCAATACACCGTGTTCGATGAAAAATCTCCACGCATTGCCTCGATGTGGGCTCCGGGAAAAAGCTTGGTCCAACCCTTGAGCCGCATCGCTGTCTTTGCATACGCAAATCCCTGCCAATGTTCCTTGCCCGTCGTCGGGCATGTCTCTTTAGCATATGCCAGATATCTTAGCTTATCACTAAACTCTGGCTCTTCGACTGCATGCTGTGTGATCACAGCCTTCAAAAAAGTGAAATTTTTTTTTGTCTCGGATGTCTCAGAAGTGGGCATGGGTAATACTGACCATGCCCTATATATAAAAAAGAAAAATTTTGGAAAATTTGACACTTTTTTTTGAAACGTTGC